GTTTCTCATATGGCACTGTGCTATCTTATATAGCCCCCCTTATCTTAAAATTAAATTACCTTGCTCATCGAAAGTATATTCACTTCTAGTAACTTGATCTTGATGATGTTCAAGTTCATGACATTCTTTGCAAATTCCTTCTAAATTATTTTCATTTAAAGCAATAGCATCATCATAAACGTTCTCATTATCTAAGTATATTTTATGATGAACTATCCCAGTTCTTCTTTTTTCTTTAGGTAGATAATCACTTAATCCATTTACATACACTGGCTTATGACATCTATTGCATAATAGATGTTGTTTAATCCATATATTATTCTTTACTTGCTTCCATGCTTTGGAATTGTAAAAGCTTTTTCTTACACCATAGCTCATTATTTAACTGCTTTTTCTACTTTTTTTGTAGGCTTTGTTGCTTGTTCTTTCTTCTCTTCTTTAACAACTCCAAGCTCTTCTATTAAGTTAAGTTCTAATAACTTATCTGCACGTTCTCTAGTTATGACTCTCTCATAATTAGGATCTTCTGGATTAGCTCTAATAATAGTATCTAACTCTAAATCAAAGTAATCTCTTATACATCTAACTTTAACTTTCATATTCTTTTCCTCCTTCCAAGTGCTTTTCCCTGGAGCTAATATCTTGCTCCAATCATCTTCTGGTGGAACGTATTTAAAAGGAGATGCTTTCCTCTCAAACATCTCCTTTACTATTTCATCTACGTTATTCATATCCCAATCACATTCTAATCTCATATTATCATTAATAGGTAATTCCTTACATATGGTTAATGGAGTAGTTACACATGGTACTCCATATGACCATGCTTCATTAATTGTATAACAGTATGTTTCCATATCATTAGATAATTGAATAACATAATCAGCCATTGATATGTATGGTCTTACATCGACTCTAGGAGTCATTAGTGTAACATTTTTTGATTTAATTGTGAAATTAACTGGATTAGAAAATATTAAAAACAGATAATGTCTACCTGTTTTTTCACAATACTTATCTAATGAATCAATTAATTGTAGTGTCCTTTTTCCACCTTTAACCTCATCATCCAATCTTCCAGCACTAACTAATATTAGTACTTTTTCTTTTGGCTCAATTGTCAATGGATTATAACACTTTTTTGTTTTAATATCCATTCCTAGTTTCTTACCATATTCATCTAATTTAGATGCAGCAAAATTAGATACTCCAATAAAATCATCTAATCTTCTATCGGTAATCGGTGGCCTATAACCTATTTCTTCATAATTAGCATGAGAAACAAATGTATTTTTCTTTGAAATAACATCATCCATCATATCAATATTAAAATTATAAAAGGCTTTTTCACATTCCACCACTTCTCCTGGAATATGCTTTTTACATCTTACATATTTTCTTAATCTTGCTAATTGATCAATGTTTGCTTCATCATAGAAAACTGTAATATCCCAATCTTCATATTTTTTAGCTATTTCATAAAGAAATTGTTCTGTTCCACCTATTCTACTAATTTTTTTAAAATAAAATATGTTTTGCATACTAACACTCCTATCAGAAATATTTGTCAATATCTTCTTGAGTTGCTTCCCTAGTATCAGATTCATTATTATCGACACTGCTAATTAAAACATTTAATAAAGAGACAAAAGTCATATCTTTCATCTCTTCTATCGTAATTCCTAATCTTTTTGCTAAAGCGACAACTTCAAATTCATCTATTGGTTTTTCATTATTTGCTTTGTGGGGAAGTTCTTTTATTTCCCCCTGATATGGGTGCTTGTGCAAGATCAACAACATCACTAATCCAGTCTGTATCTTCAAATAAATTAGTTATGGATTTTAAGAAATCTTCAAATGAAGATACCTGGTTTTTATCATTTTCTTGAATCATTGTATAAGCAATTCTTAATAATATTTCTACAACATCATCATATTTTGATAACAACACATCTGTTTTTGCATTTTTTAGTTTTGTGATTTCTTTTAAATCATCTAACAACTTTCTTCCAGTTTCATTTTTATATGCGAATTGAGTATATGCACTGGATTGCATTACATACTCTTTTCCACTTATCTTAACACTTTTTATCATATTCTTCTCCTTCTAATCTGCTATTTCTACTAATGGTCCACAATCCATTCTGAATTGTACTCCATCAGCTTCTAATATTGCTACTCCATTTGGAGTATCATTGGTAGGATCTTCTACATCTATAACTGTAAATATCTTATCGCAGATAAAATATTCTCCTACATTTATATTATCACTATCATAATTTGCTCTTTCTTTATCTGATTGACATTCTCCTAATGGTCCACATGGAATCCAATCGTTTTCTCCTACAGGAGAGCCATAACATAAATCGTAGCAGCCTACTGCTCCATTCTTGTATTTTCCACCAGGTAATTTAATCTCATTTATCTTAAATACTCCATTAATCATAACTTTGGATCCTTTATGAAGTATCTGATCAGGTCCAGTGCTACCTCCACCTCCACCTGATCCAGAATAATCTATAAATTTACATTTACCATGTGAAGTCCATGTTCTTGTAGCATATCCACTTTTTGCTCCAATATTACCTACTGCAGTAATTTGAACTTTATCCTGAAATGCAGGAGTACATTCTACTGCAAGACCATCACCAATATATACACCAATATGGCCATCTAACCATACAAATTCTCCTGGTACTATATTACTAAAATCACTTGATTGATTATAGCAACAATCCCAGAACATACCATTTGCGTTTGTATCAGGAACTCCATTAGAAGCATATACTGCTCCACCATATGTTTTATTAAGATTTCCATTCCATCCCCATAAAACACCTTTAATAAGATTTACACAGTCAAAACCAAATGTATCAGAACTTGCTGCATTGATTTTGTTTCTTCTACTTGGTTGTCTATTATAATCACAATTGTTAGTATATCTTTGTTTATTTGCATTGTTTAATGGTGATCCAAAACAAGCATAAACATATAATGTCTTATAATTAATTGCTATATCTTTTAATTTATTTACTAAATCATTAGCCTTCATTTTCAGCACCTTCTTCTTTAATTACTGCTTCATCATCTCCGACTACTTCAACAACTTCTTCTTCAACTTTTTCTACAACTTTTTCTGTTGCCATTTAAATCACTCCATTTCTATTTTTCATTTTCTAATTCTGGTAAACCAGCAACACTAGTTAATAAACTTAGTATTCCTGATAATAAACTGGCACTGCCTACCATGATCCAATCAACATCACCCATAACAGCACTAGTTCCAATCATTGCAACTGCAGTTTGAGCAACTGTCTTAATTGCTCTTATTCCTGCTGCTTTCCACCATCTTAAATTCATAAACACATCTCCTTCCCAAAAGAAAAAGAACGATATTCTCGTTCTTACCATCTTTCTAAATATTTATGTTTTAAAAGTAGCTTACCTTTGCTACCTTTATCCCATCTGTGTTCAGTTTCAAATTGAACTAATAGATATTCAATTAGTTCTCTTTGTTCGGTTGTAGGCTCATATCTCTGCTGATTAATATATTTAAATATTTTATTTAAAGCAGTATATGTCTCAATATCTTTAAATTCAATCAAATGTAAATAATTATGTGCATTAGGCATGAGTAAACAACCATTCTCAATAGTTCTTGCACCGTTATCACATCTTTTTTGGATATGATGAAAAGTTACATCTTTTTTTACTAACTTATAGTTCATCCAATCCAAATTAGAATAAGGTACATAAATCTTTAGCATTTCACTCGTTATATTTTTCATATGAATGCACCTCAAATTATTTTTTAGTGATAAACACCCTAGAATAGATATAAAATATATCAACTCTAGGCAGTTTATCACTGCCTTCCACTATCTGTTAAGATAAGTGCCATATAAGATATTTAGAAAACAAAAAAGAGAGTTTTTCTCTCTTGATTATTTTCTACAATATACAATATCACAGAATCAATGGGATTTGTGGGCAACTTTTTGAAACTTAATATATTTTCTTAGTTTTCTAGCTGCTGTAGTCCTATCACAATTGATTTCTTCACCTATGGTTGACCAATCCTTTAAGTCAAGAAATCTAAGTCTCATAATGTGTCTAATTTCGCTATCATCGACTGTCTCAATATATCTCTCAATTTCTAAATACTTTTCTAAGGCACTTAATCTGAACTCAATTAGTTGATCTATAAGTTCGACTTTTTTTTCCTGGATAGAATCCACTTTTTTAGTAGATTTAATAGAATCGTTATATTTAATGGCTCCCACTCCAGATCCAAATTCAACTATACTGTCTTCTAATCTTTTTATTTCTTGTTTTAACCAATAATATTGACTTAATTCTTTTTCACTCATTTGACTCCTTCCTATCCAACAACCCCTATCCTATACTTAACAAAATGAGATAATTCTGTTAAGTTCGTTTTAGTACCAACATTGTGGATATTTTTCTTTTATTTATTAAATGTATTTCAATATTTTATTCACATCTATTTTTAGTATCTACTTTGTAATTTTCATTTTTTAAATTATATACTTTTAAAAATAAAAATCTTTTCTCGATTTTAATTGATCTTCATCATCCCAGCATATATAAATTAATGTAACCTGTGGACTGGAATGATTTAACATTTTCTGTAATGTAATTAAATCTTTTGTGTTCTCATAGAATGTTCTAGCAAAACATTTTCTTAATGAATGACACCCTACTAAATACTTAATTCCTAATTCTTTTGTATATTTTTTTATTCTCATCCATGCATTAGTTGAAGTTATTGGTTTATTTGTACCTACTCTAGATGGAAATAAATATTCTCCCTCATATAAGTTGTTCCTGGATATATAATCCATTACATCTTTATGTAATTTAGGATTTAATTCCCAATATTGTTCTTTCCTGGTTTTATTCTCTCTGATATACATAATACCTTTAATAAGATTTTCATTTACTTGTATCTTTAATAGATCATTAATCCTAAATGCTGTATTTAATCCTAATTTAACTAATAGGTAATCTCTGTCATACATTTTCTTTAAAATCTCGTTAGATTCATTATCTCTCTTTTTTTGGAGCATTATCATAAGATTTGCAGCATCTTCTTTTTTTAATGGTCTTACTGTAGATCTTCCATATTTAATCGGATAATACTTAGCCATTTAATCACTCCTTTTTATTTACCAAAATATAGCCACCATTTATAAACTGTTTTATTTACTTTATTTTCTTTTAAACTTATGATTTTTTCGTTGTTACTTATATACAAATTCATCTGTTGCTGGATTAATTGATCTGCTTTTAAATCTGGGTATAAGTTTACAAGTTGAATATAACTTTCGGGTTTCAATTCTTTAAAAGTATTCCCTTCATATTCCATATAATTCTTCACTGTTATTTCAATTTTATTTTCTATTTCTTTATTCTGCTTCTCATATAACTCTATTTTTTCATCTATCACTCTTGTATTTACTAGGCACCCAGCACATATTAATAAAGCAATTATTTCTATGCCTAAAATAACAATCATCGCTGCCACTAATTCTTCTATATCTGTAAAACTAAATAAAATTATAAATCCTATTGTAATTACTATTAATAATATTAACATTTTTACCTCCATTCATTGTTTTCAAATACAAAACAATTACCTCTAATTATTAATGAATTAACTTCATATTCGGTTAATTTATCAAACTCAAATTTACTAATATTAATTTGACACCAAAACAAACTAAAAAAATCTTTTTTTAATTGTTCAATATTCCTATATTGTTTTATTTTGTATGTTGGGCCCATTCTCTATCACCCCATTAAAACAAATTAAATTATCTATATTATATTTATAAATAATAAAACGCTTCCCCTTTCTTTTTCTTTTAAAAGTATTAACCCTTGATGGCAATAATTTGAATAATCCAACTTTTTGTATATCACCATTTCCATAATCAATACCTAATTGAAATTCATTATCACTTTCAGAATGAATTAAACTATCTAATAAGATATCTGATTCTAAGTTAAATTCAAAACTAGCATTTAAATTCATAAATAATCTATTTTTCCTCCTTATCCCAATTATCTATTTCAACATCAAAGCCATGCTCCTGTAATATTTTTGTAGAATATTCATATTGACTACCATAAAAAGTATGTGTTGATAAATAGACATGATGATCAAAATATTCTTTGCTGCTATCTTCTACGCAGTTACAAATAAAATCGTGATTATCTGGTACATCACAAATTGGCACTATCCACCCACAACAATCATTTACAATTATTTTATATTTATCATTAGGTGGAAGTTTTGATAATTCTTTCCAATTGCTTATTAACATAATCAATTCCTCGTTTTTACATTAAACCAAGATTCTTTAAAATATTAATGTTTTCTTGTTTGGCCTTGTTTGAAATTTCTATTTTTGATAATTCTTCTTTATACTCTATTCTTGTTTTCATAATTTCAATAAGAAGTTCTAAAGATTTTAATTTATACTCTTCATCGGTTGTATCAATACTACCTCCGAAAGCTAAAACAACAGGAGCAGCACTTTGCTTAAAATTAATATGAGATGACAGTGTTTCTTTAGCTTCATCTAATAGTTTAAAATCTTCTGTAGATAATGCACTTGTAAGTAAATCTATTTGTTGCATTAAAGGTTGAATAATATCTGCTAGTATTTGAACTTGATTCTTTTTATCCATTATTTATCACCTCCTATTAATCCTTTTGGGTATGGTAATTCTGCCCAATGCGTAATATGCGTTTCTTGTCCTTCTATCCAATCATTAAATGTATCCCAATAATCATCAATGTAACTACCATAATTCATAGCAACGTCTACGTGATATTCCCATTCGTTTTCATAATCATATTTTTGCTTTATAAATACCAAGTAACTGTCTCCAACTTCTGGTAATCTTTCTTCGCAAGATACCCAGGTTATTTCTTGTTTCATTTTATATTTTCCTTTCTATATAATCCATTAAATTTATTATGCTATATACATAATCAGGAGTTTTATATTCAGCTCTTCCATAAAAATCATGGCCAATCTGTTCTTTTCTGTTTGAAATAGATTCTTTTAATTCTGCCCAATTATTCTTTAATCTTTTTATTTCATCTCTTGCCACTTCTACAAATAGTTTTAAATCAGCAGTATAAAATTTATCTAAATCTAATGTATCCTTCATTAATAAACTTCTAGCATAATATTCATTTAAGATTATTTTTGCTCTTTCTCCCATTATTACCACTTCCTTTTTTATTTTTTTCTATCAAACAATCAATTATTATTTTTTGATGCTCAAACAAAGTAATTCCAAAAATTTCTTCCAACTTATCAATAAAATCTTTGTGTTTATAATTATATGATTTTAGATATTCTTCTAATGTCTTATTTGGCATTTATGCTTCCTTCCAACTTTTATAAATAATCCTTTAGGACTTTTCTTCTTTCTTGGGTTTAAATATAGAGGATCTAAAAAATCAAGGATAGTTGCTGCTGTCACATATGTCTTTGTTAAAATCCACCTGCTGTTCTTCTTTTTTCTTCTATATCTAATTTTTTTTAATGTGAAATAAAAAGATTTTTCAAGACCTGTTTGTAATGATTGTTTAAATAAATCCCAATCATCTTCCAAAGATTTAATATTTGCATTAATTGTTCCAGATGCTATTTCTGATGAAGTTTCATCATCATTTATTATTGATATTTTTTTAATACCTATTTGTGATTCCATCATTTATGATTTACCTCCTACCTTTAAACAACAATATATAAATATGATAATTATTGCTAAAACAATTAATAATAAATATTTCATAAATCTAATTCCTCTACTTCATATCCTTTTAATTTCCAATATAGTTTAAATATTTTAGCAACTATTTTAAATCTATATTCTCTAACCATTCTTAGACTTAGAAATTTAGGATCACAATCTTTTCTAATTATTAGTTTCATTAGATTCCCCTTTTATTCTTTCTAATTGTCTGTCTATTTTATATAACATTATCTCGTTAATAGTTTCTGTTTTAATATCATAATGTAATTGAATTTGCTTTAACATGACCATTACATCAGCTAGTTCTCCAGCTATATTTTCTTTTATATTAATTGGCTCTCTATTGTTAATGTAGGCAAATATTGGCTCGATGACAGAGACAATTACATCTAGTGGATTTCTTTTACTTTCTTCGTATTTTATAACAGCTTCATTTAATTCAAACACTTCACTTTGTAAGTATTTCAATTGTTTTGCTATTCCATAATGATTAATTATTTCCCTTAGTTTCTGATTCTTTTTCATATATTTTATTTTTCGCCTCCAATACCATATTTTTTTCTTCTAATTCTAGATAGTTCTTATATAGAGAACTGTTTTCAGCATTGCATTTATTTATTTGATTACCTTGAACATTTATAAATTCGCTTTGTTCTTTTACTTGTTTATTTAAATTATTAATTTCTAATAATAATCCTGTAAAAATCATTATTAATCCTATGCAGCTTAATATATATACTGTAGTTATATTTAAAATTTTTTTCATATTTCCTCCTTACTTTTCTGGCATTTCATAATAGATAATATTTGAATTTAATGGTTTTATTTCAATTGGTGGAGCTTCTAAAATAAAATCCCCTAAATATTCTTTTGTTAAATGCCTCTTTATTCTCTGCATATCTTCATCTTTTAATAAAGTATTACATTTAACAAGATATTGGCATTTTATTTTACTGCTTATTTCATCAAGTACTTCTAATGCTCTTGCTTTGGATAAATAAGTACCTGCTATTTCACCATCAACAAATATGCTATATGCATCTTTTTTAACTGATTTTTTTAGATCAATATCTATAATTATTACATCTGGATTGTTTTTTGATATACAAATACTTTTGTTATATTTTATTAAGGACATCTTATTCTGACTTCTTATCAATAATTCCATATTCTATCTCCTAATAAGTAACAGTTTGACTGACTGCTTATTTTTTCGTTGAAATATATATGGTCTACCAATTCTTATTTCTTCTAAAGATAATCTAAAACATCTTTTTAGAACATCTTGTAAAGATGCTAAACTATAAAATATTGCTTTATTGTCATTAATTTTTAATATATACATTTTATTTCCTCCTCTATATCCAATATATTTGTCTTTTTAAATTTGGAATGTTATAGCAAATCCAACAACATCCTTTATTAAAACTGCCTTTTGTATTTAAGAATTTTATTCTTTTTTTAAATATTAATATTGATAATTTATCAACATATTTTTCGTACATCTCTGCTCTAGTTGGTGTTTCTAATGTTGCTAATGGTAATAGTAAACAAAAAGATTTTATTTTTGCCTGTTCAACTAATTCAAATGTTCTTTTAATTATTTCATTTTGTTCACTAAATGGTGGATTACTAATTAATAAATCACAATCTTTAGGCGGCTCTGTTTTAAAAAAATCATTACCTAAATCATCAAAAATATGTGTAGCTTTATATCTAAGTTTTAATTCATCAGCATATAATTTAAAATGTGAATCATAATTATTAAATGGAAACCAAATATTATTAAATGACTCGATTTCAATTAATTTGTAAATGTCTTCAACTACCCATCTAGGAGTAGCTACATGATCTTTGTTTTTTTGTTTATCTATTTCATAAAATATATTTGTTTGTAT